GCCCCCCGTTCCACCCACTGCCGGGGGCGCCCCGCCGCCGTCTCGCCTTGCCGGCCGCGACCTCCAGGGCCCCGCGCGACCTGGCCCGCAGGGTCTTCGGTCAACGGCTCGACGCGCGCGAGCGCGCCACGCTCGGCTCCTATCGACGCTGGCTGGTCTGGCTGCGCGATATCACCCTCGGCCGCCTGCCGCTCGTGCTCCAGGGCGGCGACGCGCTGCCCGGCACCGACGAATCCGACAGGGAAGTGACCGTCCGGATGCAGGCCGCTGTGCAGGATGCCGTGGAGTCCGGCTGGTCGTCCATCCTGAGCGACCTCGAGCGCGCCTACCGGCGCGACCTGGACGAATTCGACGAGCTGGACCCTGCGGTCATCGAGCTCATCGCGGCTCGGCTGGTGAAAATCAAGGGTGCCACCCAGACCGCGGCGAAGCGCATCCGTGCCCTCCTGGCGGAAGGGGTGGAGGAAGGCGAAGCGCTCGCCCAACTGCAGGAGCGCGTCCGGACGGTCATCAACGGCCTCTCTCGGACGCAGGCGGTTCGCGTCGCGACGACCGAGACGGCATCAGGGTTCAACGGCGCCCGGTTCGCCGCCATGGGGCGCGCCGAGGTGCCGCGCCAGGAATGGCTGTCGTCCTCCGACGAGCTCGTGCGCGAAACGCACACCATCGACGGCGAGGTCGTGCAGCTCGGAGAGTCATTCTCGAATGGGCTCCGCCATCCGCACGACCCGGCCGGGCCGCCCAGCGAAGTGATCGAGTGCCGCTGCGTGGCACTCCCCGTCTTGGAGGCTAGCTAGATGTCTGAACCTAACCGTAGGCTTGCACACGGCATGGGATTCCAAGGGCGACCTACGGTCGAGCAATACAGCGAGCTGCTAGCGGGCTTGCACCCCGACGACCGCGACGCGCTGACGCTCCTCGCAGAAATCTCAGGCGACCCTAGAGACTACCTGCGGCGCCTGGTGAAGCGACATAACGCCACTTCCGGTCAGTCCGTCATGCAGGTGGAGACTGACGCGCCGGTGATAGAGGTCCGCGGCGACGCGGACTCCATCACGGTCATGGCGAGCGACGGCAGCGAGGACCGGTGTCGCGACATCATCGACCCGTACGGCTGGGAGACAGCCGCCTTCGAGACTCGCAATCCCGTGATGCTCGTGGACCATGACTATCGGGTCGAGAGCATCTGCGGCGTGTGGAAGAATCCCCGCACCGTGAACGGCCAATTCCTCCTGGACGGGTTCCCGGACCCGGCCGAGACCAACAAGACAGCCGACATGGTGCGCAGCCGCTTGCGCAACGGCAGTCTCCGAAGTACGTCGGTAGGGTTCCGGCCGCTCGTGACCGAGCACATCCTCGACGACGACGGCGACTGGGCGGGGGGCGTCCGGTTCAAGCGGCAGGAGTTGCTGGAAAACAGTTTCGTGGCCGTGCCCGCACATCCCGGAGCGGGCGTCATGGCATTCTCGTCACCTAGCGCCGACAGTCCGGAGGAACCGCAGGGGGATGACCCCGGCCGCGCCTCTGCGCAAGACGTGCTTGAACGACTCGTATCCCGGGTAGCACTCGGCAGGCTCGCCGAGCACGTCAGAAGGAGCTAGGTATGGACCCCGATGTGGTCAATGGACTCAAGGAACAGATCGACGGCCTGCTGGCCGGCCGCAAGGAATGGGAGCAGCAGCACCAGGACCGCCTGGACGCCGCCGCAGAACGTTCCGACAAGAACGCCGAGGCAATCCAGGCTCTCTCGGAGAGCGTACAAAAGCAGACGGACTGGATCGCAGACGTCGAAGGGAAGGCCAACTCCAGGCGCCATCCGGTGACTCCGGACGGCGACGTCGGCGAATCCGACACGCTGCTGAACCTCCTGGACGACAAGGCCAAGCAGGCCATTCCCTACGTCAAGGCGCTGCGGCAGGGCGACCGTGTCGCCAAGGAGCTCGGCGGCGGGCGTCGCGGTGCGGCGATGTCTCGTATTGCCCAGGACGACCCGATCGCATTCGTGGGTTCCATGCAGTGGTTCCGGGCCCGAATCAAGGCCGTGCATCACGCGATGAAAGCCCAGATTCCGGAGTCGAACCACTGGCGCGAATACGCCGACAAGGTGGCGGACGCTCTCGGCGGGTATGCTGCGGAGGCGAAGGCGGCCCTGCAGGAAGACACCGACACCGAGGGCGGCTACCTGGTACCCGTCGTGACCGAGGCCATGCTCGGCCGCGTGATAGGTGACAACGGCGTCGTGCGGGCTTCCGGCCCGACGGTCATTCAGATGTCGACGAAGCAGCACGAGCTGCCGACGCTCGACAACGACTTCACTGTCACGATCGAGGGTGAAGAAGCGACCATCGCCGATAGCGGTCCCACGGACCCCTACGGACAGTCGGTGCTGACGGCGAAGAAGTTCACCGGCCTCGTGACGGCTTCTACCGAGCTCCTGCAGGACAGCGTCTTGAACATCGGCGACTTCGTGCTCACGCATCTCCTGGAGAAGGTGGCGCGCAAGGAAGACACTGAGGCGCTCGAGGGCGACGGCACGGCCTTCACTGGCCTCTTCTCCGTGAGCGGGACGAATTCCGTGGCCGGCGGCTCCGACGCGCTTACCTTCCCAGAGATCGTCAGCACCATCTACGGCGGCGAAGAGCAGGCGACGCGCGACGGTGGCGTGTTCTGGATGCACCCGTGGATTCTGCGCGACGCGATCCAGTTGACCACAGGCGCGGGCGGCTCGGTCTATCTGCCGTTCGTGATGCAGAACGTCGGCACCATCTCGAACCTGCTCGGCTTCCCGGCCTTCGCGACGGCGGCCATCTCTCGCCTGCGGACCGCTAACGACACGACGGTGTACTTCGGCAACCCGGCCGGCATCGTGATCGGCGACCGCACGGGCAGCACATTCGACGTGAACCCGTGGGCGGGGACCGAGTTCAAGGCAGGTCAGGTGCTGATGCGGCTCATCAAGCGGACCGGTATCACCATCTGGGTGCCGTCCATGTTCACGAAGCTTACGGCCGTCACGGTCACTGCGTAACGACGACGGGCTTGCTGGAGGCGGGTTCCGGAAGGAGATTGCGATTCATGGGAAGCGATTACAGGGAAATCATCTTTCGGAACCCGTGCCCGATCGACGGCCGCAAGCCCGGAGTGGTCTATTCGGTCACCTCCGACCTCGCGCACCACTACGTGGCCGTGACGGGAGTCGCGGACTACAAGTCCGACGGCAGGGAAGACCGGGCCATGCGGTCGAATCCGACGGGCGACCAGAGGAAGCCGAAGATCGCTACGACGAAAAAGGGGTCATGAATCAATGTCACTGCAGCTTGCACCTAACGCGAAGTTCGCGGTTACGAACGTGCCCGCGGCCACCACGACGGCGACTACGAACGGCGCCGTCATCGACACTGCTGGCTACAACCGGTGTGTCGTCATTGTCAGTGCCGGCGCGATTTCTTCCGCCGGTACGATCGACGTGAAGGTCCAGGAGGACGACGCCGTCGGATTCGCCAGTCCGGCAGACATCTCTGGTGCTGCCATCACGCAGCTCGGCGATACGGACGACAACAAGGTTGTTGTCGGGGAGATCAACCTCTCGGAGCGGCAGCAGTTCTTGCGTGCGGTCATCACTCGTGATGGCGTCGCGAATTCGGCCTGCGCCGTGTTGGTCGTCCTGTACAGCTCGAACGACCACCATCCGGTAACGACCTCTTCGAGCGCGGCACCGCTCGACTTCAACGTCTGAAGCTTCGGCCCGGGAGACACGCTCGTGGCTCAGCAGCTCAATCAGGAAGTGCGCCACCTGTTCCGAGTGGTGAACATCGGCGGCTCACCAGTGACGGGGCTGACCGGCGTCGATTTCACATCGACAGTTCAACGGCAGAGCGGCACCGACCCCGACATGACGTTGACGGCGGACGCTGCCAGCGTTTCCATCGACGAGCTGGACGCGGGCGGCCTCCCGGGTTGGTTCTGGGCCTACTACACGCCGACCACGGACGTCGGTATCCACCTGCTCCAGGTCGTGGAAGGCGCCTTCACCGGCTCTCTTGGCGTCCAGCACCGATGGGAAGACTTGGTAGAGTCAGGGACGGCTGTCGCTGCCGGGCCCTACCTGACGACGCGGGCCAACGTCAAGACGGCCCTCATGATCACAGCAACCGACGACGACGGCCGGATAGACGCGTTGTTGGCTCAAGTCACGGACTTCTTCCATGTCTACGCGAGACGCAACTTCCTCTCCGCGACGTTGACCCAGTTCTACAACGGCAACGGCAGCCGCGTCCTGAATCTCAGGCGCTACCCAGTGTCAGCGGTCACCTCGGTCCATGAGAACCTGGATGAACCGCGCGTCTACGGTGCAAGCGACCTACTGGTTGCCAATACGGACTACGACTTCAACTCAGCCAACGGCATCCTGTACAGATTCGGAGGTACCTGGCCGTCGGGCTGGAAGACAGTCAAGGTGGTCTACACAGGCGGTTACGCCACCATCCCTGGCGACCTGGAGCGCGCCGCCATCGAGGTGATCGCCGCCAAGATGGAGAAGGGCCGTACGCGCTCCTACCATGTCACCGCAGAGTCGCACCAGGACGGCTCCGTGTCGGGCATCGTTGCCAACGACCTCACCCCGAGCGCGCGCCGTGTGCTGGAGCGGTACTCCCTGCCCGAGAGGTTCATCGCATGAGCATCGTTACCATCAGCGTCACGGGCGACCGGAAGCTCGTATCCGAGCTCGAGGACGGCGTACGCAAGCTGCCCGGCGCGCTACGGAAGCGGATCGAGCAGTCGGCCCAGGTCGTGCAGCGGAACGTGCTGCTTCAGCTCTCGAAGGGGCCGCCGGCTGTAGGCTCGACGCGCCGCAAACAGTCGGTGAATCCGACGAAGCACCTACGGACCGTGAGCGGCCGGCTGCGCCAGTCGGTCGGCGTCGTCCTGAAGATAGGCCGCCGTGCCGTCGAGGCCCGCATCGGCCCTCAGCGGGTCCGCTACGCCGGCATCCACGAACGCGGCGGCCGCGCTGGGCGCAACCACGCGGTGCTCATCAAGCCTCGACCCTACATGGGCCCGGCGGCGAAGGAGTCGCGCAAGCAGGTGGCGCGTCTCATGGGCTCGGCCGTTGACGTGATCGTGCGGGACCGGAGCTAGCCAATGGGCAAGGTCAAGGACATCCGCGAGGCCCTAGGGACCAGGCTTGCCGCCATCACGGTCGCGAACGGCTACAACACCGATGCCGGCGACAACCTCCAGGAGGGGTTTCTGCCGGTGAGGGACTCGATTCCGTTCCCGGCGCTGATCCTCTATCAAGCTGGCGGCAGCCGGGACCACACCGAAGAGACGTCGCTGCGGCGTGTCGAGAGCATTATCACGTTCGGCGTGGTCGTGGCTGTGCTGAGCGGAGACGCTGACAAGGCTGACGACATTGACGACATCCTGGATGACGTCGTGAAGGCCGTGGAGGGCGACCAGACGCTCGGCGGTCTGGGATACGTCACGGCCACCTCCGGCAGGGCCGGCGTCCTGGTAGAGTCTTGGGACATCGAAAACAGCGACAAGCTGGTGGAGAAGGGCATACGGCAAGCGACGGCAACAGTCACGGTCAGCTACGTAGCACTGCTGGCAGACCGATAGGAGGCGCTCAGTAATGAAGATGCGGCGCACGGCCGGCGACTGCGTAGACGCACACGGTCGTCAATACAAGCACGGCAAGGAATACGACATCCCAGATGACAGGGCCAAGCTGTTCGTGTCACAGGACCCGAAGGGCTGGGAACCGCTCGATGGAGTCCACGACCGGGGCCCGAGCGGCCCGCCCAGCGCCGAGCCGAAGACGGAAGGAGGTGAGCGGTAATGGCAGGCAAGGGTCACGGATTTGCATCGTACGTAGCCTGGGGCGTCGAGAGCACCTACGGTACGGCAGTGGCGCGCACCAGGTTCGCCGAGCTCGTATCGGTCGAGGGTGGACACCAGGTTTCGCGGACGCCGATAGCCAGCTTCAGGTCTCGTACCGCCCAGACCCACTACAACGGCCCTGCCCGGTCGCTGAAGTCTTTCTCGGTGCCCTTCACCTACGAAGGGCTCGAAGAGCTGCTGCGCGCCGCCTGCTGGGGCTACAGCTTCCTGACCGATACCCACACGTTCACGGTCGAGCAGAACCCGACGGCACTCCCGGCGTCACTGACGCTGGAGTTCGGCGACGACCGGACGGACGCGTACCTGTACCGCGGCGCCTACGTGAAGAAGATCGGGCTGGACTTCCAGGTGGGCCAGCAGGTGAACATCGCAGTGGATGTCGTGGCGCTGGGCGAAGATGAGGACACGGCGACTACATTCGGCACGACGCCTGACCTGGAATCCCTCGCGGTGCACACCGACCAGATCATCCTCGACCTCGAGGCCGGTGGCGACGGGTCACTGGAGGTCGACCGGTTGCTTGTCGAGATCGAGACAGGCTTCAACGACGGCCTGGACCGGTTCGGCTCGGCAGCGACTAACGTCGACATCGAGCAGCCTTCCCCGGACGGTCCGCATGTCGTGACCGGCACTATCGAGCGGACGAAGGACGACGACACTCTCTACGACCTGTTCCTGTCGGGCGCCAAGACTTCTGGTGGCGGCGTGGTGGCGACGGCGACGAAG